GAAGTACGGCCAGCGCGGCCGCATCGTCGTCGTCGCGACCGGTGCCGGCATGGGCAAGTCGATGACGATCGAGCACTACCGCGCCAGCATTGCGAACGTCTGGAAAGCGACGATGCGGCCGTCGACCGCGGGCGTGATGAACATGCAGCAAGAGGTGTTAAGCGCGCTGGGTGAACGCGACGCGAAGGGGCCGCCGAACAAGCTGTCGCAGATGATCATCGAAAAGGTGCGCGCCTCGAACGGCCTGATCGTCATCGACGAAGCGCAGCACCTGTCGGAAAAGGCGATCGAGGAAATCCGCAGCTGGCACGATGCGACCGGGATCGGGATCGCGCTCGTCGGCAACATCTCTGTCCTGTCGCGTCTGGAAGGCGGTTCGCGCAAGGCGGCGTTCGCACAGATTTACAGCCGGGTCGGCATGCGGTTGATCCGCGCGCTGCCGCTCGACGGCGATGCCGATGCGCTCTGCGATGCGTGGAATGTGACGGATGAAGCGATCTTTCGCGCGATCCGCGACATTTGCCAGAAGCCGGGCGGCCTGCGCGGCGCCACGATGGTTCTCGAACTGGCGCACATGCTGGCGTCGAGCGAGAAATCGCCGCTTCTGGTCAGCCATGTGCGCGATTGTTGGGCGCAGCTTTCGACCCGGCAGATCGCGGCATGACCCCGGTGTCCGATATCGCGGCCGCGCTGACGCGGCGGGGGCGTGACCGGCCTTCGGCCGTCGTGCTCAAGCTCTTTGCCTTTGCCTGGATCGTGATCTTCGGCGCGCTGGGCGTGATGGTCGCGGGCGTGATGACGGGAGCGATCAAATGACCATGCCCGTGTTTCGCGACCGCACGCACGCCGAACGCTGGCTTGCCGAGCGGGCGGCGGTGATCGGCGCGCTCGAAGCGCTCGGTACCCGCGAGGAGATCGAGGCGGCGAAGTATGAATATTCGCTTGTGCTTGCCTGGCTGAATGCCGGGCAGGACGCGCCGTCGCCGCGTCCCTGGTATGTCGAGCTGGCGCTGGCCGGTGCGGTCACGCTGGTGCTGATCGGCATCCTGTGGCTTGCCGGGGAAATCCGGTGAGCGTGCCGGCCCGCCAGCTCGGCACCCGCGGCGACCAGCATCGCCGCGGCCTGCTCGCCAAGGTCCATATCGCGAAGAAGCAACTCGGCCTGTCGGACGATGATTATCGCGCGATCATCTTCACGCACTGCTCGGCGACGCCGATCGATGAGGCGAGCGAGGAAGACTTGGCCCTCGCCAGCGCGCGCAACGCGACAGATGATCAGCTCGAACGCATCGTCCAGCACTTCGCGCAGCGCGGGTTCAAGACGGTGGCGAAGGTGCCGGGTCGCAAGGCGCCCGCGGCCGATTTCCCGGCGGCGAAGAAGGCGCGCGCGCTGTGGATTTCGCTCCATCAGCTCGGCGCGGTGCGCAATCCGTCGGATATCGCGCTGGAGGCGTTCGCGAAACGCCAGATGCAGGTCGAGCATTGGCGCTGGTCGGACCAATCGACGTCGTACCGCCTGATCGAGGCATTGAAGGCGATGGCGAAGCGCCATGGCTGGGACGTCGGCGACGGCAAGACGACCAAGCTGCTCGCGATCAAGGCGCGGCTGACCCGCGCGATCCTGAAGAAGCTGGTCGCTGCCGGCATCGCGGACGAGGCTTGGAACGTGTCGACCGCGCTGTACCGCCTGACCGGCGAGGAAATCCGCGAGATCGACATGTCGATCGACATCGAGGCGCATGTGCGCGCCGCTCACCTGCTCGCCGGCGTGCTCGCCGCGCGCGCGCCCACGCACAGCCCGGAGGCCTGACATGCACGACCAGAATCCCTATCGCGCCACGCTGCGCACCGATCGCGAGCCGCTGGAGTTCCGCACCCTGCCGCTGTTCGAAACGCGCGCCGAGCGCCTGCGCCGCGAGGCGGCGCGGCAGCGCGCCATGACCTTTGCGGGCGGCGCGATCTTCGGCGTCGCGATGATCGCCGCGCTGGCGGTGGTCTTCTGACACCATGAAGCAATCGCGAATCCTCGATTCCGCGATCTTTGACCAGGTCGCTGCCGTGATCGGCAGCGGCGACGCCGCAAAGCTGTGCGATCGGCTGGGCGGCACCTGCCTCTATGTGCCCGCCAGCGTCGGACCGAACCATCCGATCACCATTGCGATCGGCACGGCGGCCGCAAAATTGCTGTGTGAACATTTTACCGGCGAGCAGCTCCAGTTGCCCAAGGCGTGGCATCGCAAGCGCCGCGTCGTCGAGCTGGCGGCACAGGAGCCGAAACTGACGCTCGCCGAGATCGCGCTTGCCACCGACTACAGCCAGCGGCATGTCATCCGCATCCTGGCCGAATCCAAAGAGGACGACGGCCAGCTCGATCTCTTCGCCGACCTGTGACGGATGTCATCTGACCGCGCGGCGCACGACGCGCCATTGCAGCGGTCATGGGGAGCGACACCAACACCACCGAAACCGGCGCCGAGATCGTCGTCGAAAGCTGGACGCCGCGCTATGCGCGCGCCGTCGAGAAGCTGCTGAAAATCGAAGGCGGGTTCGTCGACGATCCGGTCGATCGCGGCGGCGCGACCAAATATGGCTGGTCGCTGCGCACACTCGTTTACGAGGGCGCGATCGACCTCGACGAAGACGGGCGTCTCGACTTCGACCTTGACGGCGACGGCGACATCGATCGCGACGACGTCCGCAAGCTGACGCGCGGCGACGCCAAATTCCTCTATCATCGCTGTGTCTGGAAGCGGCTCGATGCCGACGCGCTGCCGCGGCCGATCGGCGAGATGCTGTTCGACCAGGGCGTCAACGCCGGGCTGGGCAATGCGCGCCGCCTGCTCCAGCTCGCGATCAACCGCTGCCTCGCCCGCGCGACCGCGTCGTCGAAGCCCGATCCATTGAACGTCGATCGCGTGCTCGGCGGGCTGACGATGGCCGCGCTGGACTGGGTGCTGAAATGGCCCGCGCTGGGCATGCCGGCGCTGATCGACGCGTACCGCACCGAAGTGCGGCTTCGTTACCGCGCGATCGCCGCGGCCAATCCGTCGCAGAAGCGCTTCCTGGGCGGCTGGCTGGCGCGCGCCGACGAGCTGGGGAGGGATGCATGAAGTTTCTGACGGGTTTTCGGCTGTTCGGCGCCGCGACGGGCGCGCTGCTGCTCGCCGCGCTGATCATTGGCGCGTGGACCGGGCTCGCCGCGAAGCGCGACCTGAAGCAGCTGCGCGCCGACGTCGCCAGTTGCTCGCTCGCGGCCGATAAGGCCGGCGCGCCCGTCGATCGCTGCGCCGAGCCGGTCAAAGCGGCGATCATCGCCATGCGGCAGGCGAAGCAATGCGATGTCGCACTGATCGCGCGAAACCGCGACGCGACGCGCTTTGCGATCCATTCGGCCTGTTCGACCGCGGTCAAGGCCGAGGTCGCGGCGCGCGCCACCGCCGAGGACGGGCAGCGCGCCGCCGCTGCCGAGGTCGACCGGCTCATCGCCGACCAGGGAAAGATCGCCGACCGCGCCGAGGCGCGCGGCCGCGACCAGGCAAAGAGAAAGGACGCCGCCGATGACGCGATCAAATCCGCGCCGAGCGCTGGCGATGGCAGCGGCAATCGCAAGCATTGCGATGCTGCCTGCCTGCGCAAACTCTCCCGCGCAGCCTGAGCCGGGCGCCGCGCCCGACCCGGTGATCGAGCGCCGGGTCGAGACGAAGCCCGTTTGTCCGCCCGAGCTGCGCCAGGCGCTGCCACCGTCGCCCGCGATGCCCGCGGACGCGACGATCGTCGCCGACGAGCCGACGCTCGCCTGGATCGCCGCCCGCTTTGCGCGCGAGCTGTTGCTCGAATCGCGCCTGATCGACGCAAGGACCGCCTGCCCCGATGAGTGACACCATTCCGTTTGAAACGCGCACGCTGGAACAGCTGCCCCCTGCGACATCGGTGTCGCCGGATGCGCTGATGGCTGTCCAGGAACCCGGCGGTCCTGTCCAGAAGCTGAAGCTGCGCCAGTTGCTGGGCCGGCTGATTTCGACCGCCGGCACCTACGAGTTGCAGGCGCAGCTTTTTGCCGACCTGGACTATGACGCGACCGCGATCACGCTCGTGTACGGCGACCCCGACCCGGCGAAGCGCGGCTGGTATCACAAGATCGGCGGGGTGGGCGCCGGATCGTGGAATCTGTTCGAACGATTCTCGGATGCGATCGTGGCAGATATTGTCGCGTTGAAGACCGTGATCGAGGGCCTTGTCGCGGACGCGAACCTCGAAACGGTTGCTGGAAACATCGGCGCCATTATTTCCCTGGCGGCCGCCGTCGCGGATGTGACAGCGCTTGCGCCCTACACCGCCGAGATTGCTTCTGCCGGAACGCTGGTCAGAACGGCGCATCCCTTCGACTATATGGAGGGTCACGAAGGCGCCGAGCTGGATACGGTCTGGGTCGCGGGCGCGGGCCTGGATCAACATGTGACGCAGGCCCTGACGACGGACGGCAGGACCTTTCTTGACCTGAATCCCGACGCACCTGCCGTGCCGGTCATTCGCGGGCTGATCCACGAAGAAACGGACGCGACGATCGATTACGCGACCGATGTCGCCGAGCGCGCCCGGATGCTCGGCGAGCATGGCGTCGAGCAGCGCATCGGCTTTCCGAAGGCGGACTATTACGTGGACTCGGCGCGCGGCTCCGACCTGTGGGGCGGCGAGGCGTTACAGTGGCCGAAGAAGAGCTTTGCCGGGCTGGTGCAGGGCCTGCCGTTCGAGGGTGTCCGCGAGGTCGTCGGTTCCGCCGCCGGGGCGGCGATGATCGACGGGGCCTATTGGGGCAACTTCTCGGGCGGCTCCGAGATCGAGCCGCCGCAGTTTCGCTATTATGTCGAAGGCGGCGTCGTCAATGGATCGGTGACGACCAAGAACCGGCTCGTCAGCCCCGGCAAATATCAGCGCGGATCGGCGACCCCGACGGTCGCCCTTGCGGGATCGGGCACCGGCACGCCCGCGGCGGCAACGGCGAACTTCGGCCCGGCGTTCCAACCCGGAGATACCATCGGCCTGATGGACGGCGGCTATTGGCGCGAGACGCTCTATCCGCGCTGCGCGAACCTCAACATCGTCAATATCCCGAAGCCCGGACAGACGCGCGTGCCGATCCTCGACGGGGCCGACGTCATCCCGCCCGCCAACTTCACAGCCTCCGCCCATGTCGACGCGGGCGGCGTGGTCTATGAGACGTCGTGCGTCATCGACACGGCGAACGGCGGCACCTCGCACAACAACGGGCAGGCGTTCACTATCTGGCAGAATAATTCGCCCGCCGATCCGGGGGCGCTGAATTTCGCCTATTACACCTATGTCGCGTCGGTCGCGGCGTGCGCGGCCCTGCCGGGTTCCTACTATTATCCGACGACGGGCGGCACGCTCCCCGGCAACGGCTCGACGCCGATCACCGTCTATGTCCACCCGCTCGGCAGCGTCAATCCGAGCACGCCGGGCGTCGTGACGCTGGAGACGCAGAAGCGATATAGCGCGCTGGAGTTCACCCGCACCGGCGGCGCCCGGATCGAGGGCGTCGCGGTCGTTCGTCCCTTCGGCAACAATGGCTTCAACGCCGGGCGCGATACCATCCTGCGCCGCGTGCTGCTCGGGCATGGCACGGCGCATAACGCGGTCGTCAAATCCGGCCTCGCCGAAGACTGCATCCTGTGGGACGGCGATGTGCAGGGCGAGGTTGCCCGCGGCGGCGGCGGCAGCCACACCGCGTTCGTCTATTACACCGAAGACGCATCGGGCCTGTCTGGTGAGTGGCGCCGGGTGATGGCGATCGGGCCGCGCGCGGATCAGCGGCTGCACTCGCCGTTCCTCGCGCACACCAGCTCGCCGACCGAATATGAGCTGATCAAATATGGCGGCTGCATCGTCAAGAATGCGGCGGGTTTCAGCGGGACGATCGGCACGCTGCGTCAGCATATCGTCGGCAACACCCTTTTCGCCGGTGGCGATACCTGGGGCCTGCTGTCGAACAAGGCGCGCGAGGTGCTGTTCACCGAAAATATCGCAGAGTTCGACGCCACGCAGACCGGCACGGCGATCGTGATCGACGGCTTCCTGAATGGCGGCGCCGACATCGAGCGACTGGTCATGGAGAACAACGCCTTCAACCAGCGAGCCCCGTCGACCGGGCAGCTTGTCAGCGTGTCGCAAGCCGTGCCGCTCCCCTGCCGCAACAATGTGTTTGTCAGTCGCCGCACAATCGGCGCCGTGGCTATGACGCAGCCGATCCCCGCCGGCGGCCAGTATAAGGACAATATCACCATCTGCGCCTTCGCGAACGCGGGACCGTGGCAGCGTGGGCTTACCGCGCACCCGACAAGCGGCGCGCGGATCGATTATAACGTCTATATTCAGCTCGACGGGTCGAACCCGCTCTGGTTCTTCCGCACCGACACGAATGCGAACGTCACCACCCTCGCCGCGTGGAAGGCGCTCGGGCTGGATCTCAATAGCGTCGTGCTGACCGAAGCGCAGGGGAACGACCTGTTCCTGACGGGCGTCGCCGGGGCGATGGCCGGCGACTATCGCCTGAACCCCTATTGCGACCTGCGCTTCAGCGACGGCACGCCGATCGTCAGCCGCGCGGGCATCCGCAAATTTTACGATCACAACCTGCGCCGGATCATGCCCGGCCAGCCGTGGCGCCTCCCGCGCGTGCCGACCTCGATCGCCGAGTGCCACGCCTTCCTAACCAACCCGCTCGCATGGGATTACTACGCTTGACCCGCATCTATCCTTCGAACGTCGCCGCCGAAGGCAGCACGATGCCGCGCTGGTGGTCGCACGAAGCCTATGAGGACGCCATCGCGGCGATCCCCGACATGCGCGGCTGGTGGGACGCCATGCTGCCCGAGCATCGCGTCGATGTCGGGGGCAAGTGCAGCCAGCTCACCGACCGCAGCGGCGGCGGGCGTCACCTCGTCATGGCGACCGATGCCAATCGTCCGACGATCGCCGAGAACTTCTTCGGCTCGCTCGGCGGCATGGATCGCGACGCGCTGGCATTCAGCGGCGCGGCCGACCTCTATCTCGACACGGCGGCGAACTTCTACGACGGCGCAAGCCATTCGTGGACCTATGCCGCGCTGGTCGTGTCGCAGGGCACCGGCGTGCAGGCGATCCTGTCGAACGCCGGCGGCAACGAGCAGTTGCTTCAGCAGACCGACACGCAATGGCGCCTCTTCTCGCCCGTGCAGTCGCTCAACGTCCCGGACAATAGCGGCATCGTGTCGCGGGTGATCGCGAGCCGCGATCAGACGGTAACGAACACCGCCCAATATTTGCAGGCGAACGGGCTGAGCGTCGGCCCCTCGAACATGACGCTGACCAACATCGCCGCGGGCAAGTTGCGCATGGGCATGGCGGGCGCGGGCGCCAAGCGATGGAACGGCCAGATTGCGATGCTGCTGGCTTTCAACCGCGTCCTTACCGCCGACGAGCGCCTGGTGATCGACGATTATTTCAAGTTCCGCACGCGTCCGGCTCCCGCGCCGTGACCCAGCCGACCGAAACCCTCGCCGGATTCTACGGCGCGTGGATGCCGACGTTCATCCTGACCAGCGGCGCGGGCAAGGCGTCGCCGGCCGACGTCGTCATCGCCGCGGGCGGGTTCGAATGGCCGGTCGTCACGCTGGCGATCGCCGCGATCGGCGTGCTCGCCGCGCGACCGATCGCGCCGAAGCGCACGCCGCCGCTCAGCCTGGCGAAGAATATCCTGGTGTCGCTGATCATGCTGGTCGCAGCGCTGTTGTGGGTGCTCGATAGCCGTCCCGGCATGCTCTTCGCCTTTGTCGTGTCGATCGGGCTCGGCTTCAGCGGCTACACGCTGATCGAGCTGCTCGGCGAAGAGATCGCCGCATACATCAAGCGCGCGATCGCCGCGCTGCCGCTCCCCGGCCTGAGGCCGAAATCCCCGCCGCCCGCCACCCAACCTGCCGACGAGGAACAGGCATGAAAACGCTTTCGGATTTTTACCAGCTGGCGATCATCGCCTTCATCCTCGCCGGCGTCTTCATCGCCTGGCGCGCCGGGCAACAGAACCCCGAGGGCACCGGGCGCATCGCGCGGCGGATCAGCCGGGTCGAACAGGAACTGCAGGGCAAGGCGACCACCGAAGACGTCGCGGTGCTGAAGGCCGGGCTGGCGCGCGTCGATGCGAACATCGCCGCCGAACATGAACTCAACGCGCGCACCTTTGCCGCGGTGACCCGCATCGAATCCTTCCTGATCGAAAAAGCGCTGAAGGGCGAATGATGAACTACGGCGAATTTCATTTTCAGCATGTGCGCCTGACCGTGTTGCGGTTGCTCGCGGAGGCGCCGGGCTATTCGACGAACGACAGCGTCCTGACCGACGCCGTCAACGCGATGGGCCTTGTCTGCACCCGAGACCAGATGCGCACGAACATCGCCTGGCTGGAAGAACAGCGGCTGGTCACGCTGCTGCGGCCGACGGCGACGCTGACCGTGGCGACGATCACCGAACGCGGTGCCGACGTAGCCGCGGGCCGCTCGATCGTCGCCGGCGTCCAGCGTCCGTCGCCGAGCGCCTGACATGGCGCGCCGTCCCGCCCGCGCGAAGCCCGCGCGCCATACGCCGTCGTCGATCGACAAGCTCGACCAGGAGGTCCGCGAGCTGATCGGGAAGCTGCGCATGGATCACGGCTGGACGATCAACGAGATTTTGCAGCGTCTGAAGGACATGGGCCAGTCGGTCAGCCGGTCGGCGCTCGGCCGTCATGTCCGCACGCTCCAGGACGTGGCGGGGGAGATGCGCGAGGCGCAGGCGATGGCGGCCGCGCTGGCGCGCGAGGTCGGTGACGCCGACCAGTCGCGCATGCTCGACGTCAACGTCCAGCTGCTTCAGTCGAACATGTTCAAGCTGATGCTCGCGGCGAATGAGGAGGATGGTGAAGGCGTCCAGCTGGGGGCGAAGGACGCGAAGGCTTTCGCCGACGCGCTGCGCTCGATCGCGCTCACCCGCAAGACCGATCTCGACCTGATCGAACGCGCCGAGAAGCGCGCGGCCGAGCGGGCAAAGATCGAGGCGGCCGAGAGCGCAACCCGCGCTGCGCGCGCCAAGGGACTGTCGAAAGAAACGGTCGAATCGATCCGCTTTGCGGTGCTGGGGAGCGGTGAGTGAGGCTCCATCCCCAGGATGATTATGAGCGCTCGCGGGCCGCGCGCGCGGATGCAATCCGGCTTCGCGAAATCCAGGGCGATCGCGCGGCAGCGGAAAACGCCATCTTCCGGCTGCCGCGCGGCGACCTTTTGCTCGGTTATCAGCAGAAGCCCGTCGACTCGCTCTTCGCCGGCACCGCGCTCCTCGTCATCGAGAAGTCCCGCCGCATCGGCTTGACCTGGGGCATGGCCGCATTCGCCGCGCTCAAAGCGGCGGCGGCGCCCGAGGCAGGCGGCCAGAATGTCTGGTACATGGGCTACGACAAGGACATGACCCTCGAATTTATCGAGGTCTGCGCCATGTGGGCGCGTGCCTTTGGCCTGGTCGCCGGCGACATCGAGGAGGAAGAGGTTCTCGAAGCCGATGAGAAGGGCGTGAAGGCCTTCTCGATCCGCTTTGCATCGGGCTTCCGCATCACCGCCCTGCCATCGGTCCCTCGCGCGCTGCGCGGGAAGCAAGGCATCGTGATCATCGACGAAGCGGCGTTCCACAAGAATGTCGGCGAAGTCATCAAGGCGGCGATGGCGCTGCTGATCTGGGGCGGCCAGGTCGTCGTGATCTCGACCCATGACGGCATCTCGAACCCGTTCAACCTGCTGATCCAGGACATCAACACCGGCAAGCGCGCCGGCCAGACGATGAAGATCACCTTTCGCGATGCGCTCGACGCTGGCCTCTACGAGCGCGTCGCGATGGTATCGAAGACCAAGGGGGTCGAGCTTCCGCCCAAGGAACAGTGGGTCGCGGGCATCTATGCCGCCTATGGCGAGGACGCCGACGAGGAACTCGATTGCAACCCCAAGATCGGCTCGGGTTCGCTGCTCAACATCACCGATATCGCCGCTTGCGAGCATGTCGATTGCGGCCTGCCCGAACTTTACCAGGGCGGTATCTGCTACGTCGGCCGCGACGTCGCGCGGCGTCGCGACGGTCAGGTCCAATATTGCATGGAGCTGGTCGGCGACGTCCTGTGGCAGCGCGACACCTATGAGGAGGTCGGGCAAAGTTTCGCGCACCAGGACGCGTTCTTCAACCAGCTCTTCAGGACGCGGCGCATCGGCTCGGCATGGGTCGACCAGACCGGCATGGGCGAAAAGGTCGTCGAGGACCTGGTGCGGCTGCACGGCAACCGCGTTCATGGCGAGCTGCTCACCGGTCCGTCGCGCGTCGACCTGGCGCTGGGCCTGCACAAGCGCGTCCAGGAACATCGCATCCGCATTCGCTACGACCCCTTCACGCGCGCCGACCTGATGGCGATCAAGAAGGTCGGGTCCGAGCTGTCCGGGGGCATCCGCATCGTCAATGCTGATGACGAGGTCCACGCCGACCGCTTCTGGGCCTATGCGCTCGCCAGCCGCGCGGCCGATCTTCCGCCCTCGCTATATCAGTATCGTCCGGTCCCAAGGTCCGCAGGCGGGCACTTGCCTTGGCGCGATCGCGATGACGACCGACCCAATCGACATGGCCGGGGCAGTCGCTTCGGCCGAGGAGCCTATTGATGCCTGACCCGACCGCACCCGTCCCGCGCATTCCGCTCGTCTGGCCGAACGGCCAGCTGATGCAGCGCGAGCAGCTGCCGCGCGAGGTCGCGGCGCCGCGAATGTCGTCGGTGCGATCGATCCTGTCGGGGCACCCCGCCGCCGGCATCGATCCGCGCCGCCTGGCGAGCATCCTGCGCGCCGCCGAAAATGGCGACGCGACCGCCTATCTCGAACTCGCCGAGGAGATGGAGGAGAAGGATATGCACTATCTTTCCGTCCTGGGCACCCGAAAGCGCGCGGTCGCGAAACAGCCGATCGAGGTCATCGCGGCGAGCGATGCCCCGCACCACAAGCAACACGCCGAGCTGCTGCGCAAATGGCTGAAGCGCGACATGCTCTATTTCGAGATCATGGATATCCTGGACGCCATCGGCAAAGGTTACAGCGTGACCGAAATGCTGTGGCTTACCAAGCCCGGCGAATGGTTGCCCGACGACCTGAAATGGCGCGACCCGCGATGGTTCGAATTCGACCGTGTCAACGGCGAGACGCTGAAGCTGCGCACCTCCGGCGAACCGGAGCCGCTCGCCGCCGCGAAATACATCATCCACATCCAGAAGGCGAAGTCGGGCCTACCGATCCGCGGCGGGCTGGCGCGCATCGCCGCCTGGGGCTGGATGTTCAAGAATTTCGCGATCAAGGACTGGGTCAGCTTCCTTGAAACATACGGCATGCCGATGCGCCTGGGCCGTTATGACAATGGCGAGACCGAGGAGAATATCGCGATCCTCGCCCGCGCGGTCGGCGACCTGGGGAGCGACGCCGCCGCGGTGTTTCCCAAGTCGATGGAGATCACGTTCGAGCAGGCGAACGCCGGTAGCGCGCCGGGCGACCTGTGGCGCGCGAAGGCCGAGTTCGTGAACGACGAGATGAGCAAGGCGGTGCTTGGTCAGACCAACACCACCGACGCGAAGGCAGGAGGCTTGGGGTCGGGCCAGGCGAACGTCCACAATGAGGTGCGGGGCGACGTGTGCGACGCCGACTGCATGTTGCTTGCCGCGACACTGACGCGTGACGTTGCCAAGCCGATCGTGATGCTCAACTTCGGGCAGCAGGATGAATATCCGCGTTTCAAGGTCGGAGCCGCCGATCCCGTCGACGTAGAGGGTGTCACCAAGGCCGCGGCCGCGCTTGTCCCGCTGGGCGTCGAGATCAGCAAGCGCAAGATTCGCGAAATGACGAATATGCCGGAGCCTGAAGGCCCCGAAGACGTGCTGACCGCCCCCTCGAGTCCGAACCCCGATAATTTGCCGTCAGGAGCGCCCACAGGCCCCTTGCCCGGACTGCCCCAGCGCCCGAGGTCGACTCCTGCCCTCTTAGCCCCTCTTAAACCGCCTGTGCGGCGTGTCGGGGTCGCGACCGCAGACCCCAATGGCGGCGTGCGGGAGATTGGGCGCGACGCGATCGATGAATCGGCCGACGCGTTCCTCGACGATTGGGTCGAGCTGGTCGAACCGGTCCTGTCGCCGATCGAGCAGCTCGTCGCCGCGTCGACGTCGCTCGAACAGGTACGCGACGGGTTGACCGGGCTGATCGGCCGCATGGACGAAAGCGAACTGGCGGGCATGCTGGCGATGGCCGGCTTTGCATCGCGCCTCGCCGGCGACGCCGATCAGCAGCGCGACGAGCGCGAGGCCGGGTGATGGCGGACGGCGATATCGGTCGGCAGCATTTCGCCGCCTGGTTCGACTTCGGCCGCCCGACCGCCGCGCCCTATCGCGACGCGGCGGGCGCGATCGTCACCGCGGCGATCGATGCGCCGCGGTTCGACCATGACGGCGACGGCGCATCGATCGGCCTGCTCGTCGAGCCGGGCGACGAACTCGGCCAGGCCGATCGCGCGCGGCTTCAGGTCGACGCGATCGGCGCGACCATCGCCACGGTGTTCCACGAACGCCGCGATCCCGACGGCACGATCGTGCGGCGCGCCTGGTACAGCCGCGACCCGCAGGCGACGATCGACGCATGCCTGTCGCAGGCCGGTCATCACCTGCGCGTCGGCGCCATTCCCGGATATCGCCGCAGGCTGGGCGCTTCCGGGGCGGGCTTCGTGCGGTTCCGCGGCGCTGACTGGCAACTGACCGACCTGATCGCCGCCGGTCCCGGCGCCGCCCTGGGGGATGATGACGGCCGCGCGTTGATCGGGGCCTGACGTGGAAGGGGAAATTCCGTTCGCCCTGGCGCCCGCCGAGGCCATCGCCTGGTTCCGCGCCAAGGGCTTTGTCTTCGGCTTCTCCTGGGCGGATGTCTGGCACGAGGAACATGGGCGCGGCTTCACCGTCGCGAAGGCGATGACGCGCGACGTGCTGGAGACGATCCGCGAGGCGGTCGACCGCGCGATCGCCGAGGGGCAGACGCTCGACCAGTTCCGCAAGGACCTGCGCCCGACGCTCGAAAAGCTCGGCTGGTGGGGTCGGAAGCGGATGATCGACCCCGCGACCGGCGAGATCGGGACGGTGCAGCTCGGCAGCCCGCGCCGGCTGAAGACGATTTTCCAGACCAACATGCGCACCAGCTATGCCGCCGGGCGATGGGAGCGCATCCAGCGCAACAAGCGGGCCTTTCCGCTGCTCGAATATGTGTCGGTTATGGACGGCCGCGAGCGCGAGGAACATCATGCCTGGCACGCGACCGTGCTGCCGGTCGACGATGCCTGGTGGGAAACCCATTATCCGCCCAACGGGTGGAATTGCCGGTGCGTGGTCAAGCCGATATCGCGCGGCCAGGCGGAGCGGCGCGGCCTGAAGGTCACCAAGCCGC